ACTAGAGAAGATGTTCTTCAAAATGTTGGAGGAAAATACAAAGCGGTCCTTTCAACCAAGTTATTCGATGAAGGAATCAGTTGTCATAGGCTTGACACTTTATATCTCACTTGCCCTTCTAATAATCCTATCAAATTAGAACAACGTATAGGCAGGATTATACGTGAGCATCCAGATAAACAAGTTCCGATGATTGTGGATTGGTGGTTATCTGGAGGTATAGTTGCAAGGCAGCAAACTAAACGTTTACAATGGTATCAGCAACGTGGATATTATATACTTTAACTGGTATGAACTTTTATCAAAAGCAAGAAAAGATCAAACGGCGATATTGATCTTGACTTTTGCACAAACTTCATTGTATAATCCTTATACTACAAAAGGGTTAATGAAAGTTTTAAAAATAAACCACATACCTGTGCATTTATTTACAACTGGTTTACTGGAACAGAAAAAAGACAGGCTAGTTTGTAATTACAAAACAGAGGAACCGATGAGTTATTTTAAGAATCCATACTTTTTAACTCAAAATGCTTCTGTGATACACAAAACAGAATACTTACAAATGTTATCTATGCGTAGAATTAGTGAAGCTCAGGATTATATCGCTAAAAACTACATTAGAAAAGACTTAGACAATCCATTTATAAATATCAAAGGTAATAAAATACATTTTTATTTAGAACAAAAATATGAAGAAACTAGTAACATTTGGTGATAGTTGGTTTAGAGGAGTAGGAGCACATTGGACTTCTGAAACTCTCAAAGAAGAATATGAAGAACACGCTTTTACTGATGTCGCTGACTCACACTCATTCAGAACTATTTTGTGTGATCGCAATAACCTAGTAAATGTAAACTTTTCGGATCGCGGATCTTCTAACCAAAAACAGTTTCGTAAAGCCAGTGAGTATTTTATTAGAGATGCAAACATAGATAATAATAGTGTTGTATTATGGGGATTAACCTCAGTATTCAGAACTGAAGTATGGCATAATAAATCAAAAAAGTATGAAAATTTATTTCTCCCAAGTGATTACTCTAAGTTTTCTCAGATGCTTGCTATTCTTCATACGGACTTGCAAGTAGAAGTAGAAAGATTATATTATCAAATAGAGTTATTTAACACTTTCTTCAAACATCACTCTATAAAGAATTATTGGGTAAATATTTTTAACGAGCATAATTTTCCAAAAAAAGTAGACAACTTACTTTTTGACGGAGTATCATTACTATCAATTTTAATTAGAGACTATGAAGAGAACAATGCTTATCACAAAAGCAAGTGGGATGATGCTGATAGAAAAATTACAAAGGCAAAAGAACAAAAAAAGGTAAATCCTTATACAGGACATCCAGGAAAAGATAGTCATATGCAACTTGCTAATTTGCTGGAAAAAGAGATAAAATTTTAAAGTCCTCGGTAACGAGGAAATCCTACACTTAAGAACCAACGTTCAACAAAGGAGAAACAAATGGTCGCATGGGACAAAGCTAAAGGTAAACAAACCACTGGCTCAAATCAACGTAGAGAAATCGAAAGATTAACACTAGGTATCGGAGATACCAAAATTCGCCTTATCGGAGATGTAATGCCTCGATATTGTTATTGGGTAGTTACTACTGAGGGCAAAAAAATGCCTGTAGAGTGCTTACAATTTAGCCGTGAAACAGAATCATTCGATAATTCAGCTCAAGACCCTTTCAAAGAAATTGACGAAGCTATCTACTCAGATAAGCCTCAGTTTTCTTATGTGTGTAATGTAATTGATCGTTCAGACGGTAAAATTAAACTGTTTGATCTTCGTTCAACAATTTATTCTCAAATTGTAGATTATGCAACAAATCCTGATTATGGTAATCCAGCCAGTGATGATGCTGGTTACGATATCACGGTCAAAAAAGAAAAGACAGGACCTCTTCCACAAAACGTAAAGTATTCTTGTCTTCCAGCTCGTAACAACTCACCTCTCAGCGAAGAAGAAAAAGGTTTAGAATTGTTTGATCTTTCAAAGATATACAAGCGTCAAACCTATGAAGAGCAAAAAGAGTGGTTGTTGCAAAACACTTCATATTTCGCAGGAGATGTCTCAGACGAATTTAAACCAGCAGAGGATGTGGATGACCTAGCATGAAGAAGTCACTCTCAGAAATGACTTCAACTGAAAAAGCACCGAAAAAATCTTTCGGTGCTTTTAAAGAAGTTGAGGGTAATCAAGCACAAATTGATTTAGACATACTTAGAAAACATAATATTTTCTTTGCAACTCCTTGTTATGGAGGACTAGTTACAGATCAATTCTTTCTTTCAATGTTTAGAACTTCACAAACATTGATGCAGCATGGTATTAATTTTAGAATCACTACATTACGTAACGAGTCTTTAGTAACTCGTGCAAGAAATATTATGGTTGCAATGTTTTTAGAGTCTGATTGTAGTCATTTAATGTTTATCGATGCTGACATAGAATTTGATTCTGAATCAATTCTACGGGCATTAGCGTATGATAAACCGATTATGGCAGCTGCTTATCCTAAAAAAGCATTACCTGTTCAGTATGCAATCAACTTCAAGTTTATTGATCAAGGCTCAAAACAAGTGCGTGTAGAGAACGGTGCGGTAGAAGTCTTAGACGCTTCTACAGGATTTTTCCTTATCAAACGTGAAGTGATTGAAAAAATGGTACAAGCTTATCCAGAACTGCACTATAAAAATGATTCTAATATAGATCCAAAATTCAATAAATATTGTTATTCGTTTTTTGATACAATACACGATCCAGATGATAATCGTTACCTTTCAGAAGACTATACTTTTTGTCGTAGATGGCAAAAGATTGGTGGTGAAATATGGTTAGACCCTAATACTAAACTAAATCATATTGGAGCATATACCTTTGAAGGTGATGTTTCTAAGATTATAAACAATGGTAGTCAAGAGTCTTAAATATAATAATCCTGCTTTTCAAGTAGAGGTTGATTGGATGATAACACAAAGGTGTAACTATACCTGTTCTTATTGTGCAAGTTATGATAACAGTCAGCCTTTTCTTTTTAGATCTTTAGAAAAATATATCGAAGCTTTTAAATACTTATCTAAATACTTTGGTAACAAAACAATTAAACTTCATTTTTTAGGAGGAGAACCCACTCTATTCAAACAGTGGGTAAAGTTGGTAAACTGGCTTGCCGATTACAACTACAAACCAATTATAACAACTAATCTGTCTGTGCCTGCCATACAGTATGTACGTGTATTAAACCCTAACCTAGGCAAGTTTATTAATGCTAGTTTTCATACAGAATACGCAGATCTTGATAGTTTTTATAATAATGTTAAAATATTAAATAATGCAGGATTTTTAAATAGCTTAGATTTATTACCTCACCCTGATAACTGGGAATATTCTATGAAGTGTTATGAAAAGCTGAAAGAGGTATTTTTCGTAAACATGGTTAAAATAAAAGACGAATTTTCGACAAACTCCATATCCTCTGGTTTTTTAAACTACAGTGAAGATCAATCAAAAATGCTAGATATCACTCCTAGTTTACATGACGAATATTTAAATCTTGAAATAGATGATAAAATAATAAACCCTTCAACGTATGAGATAAGGGAAAAGTATAGTAATTTCAAAGGAATGAATTGTGCAGTAGGAAGAGATAGAATTCATATCAAAGCTAGTGGTGATGTGTTTCCTAGTGCCTGTTTACTAAATTATGAAAAAGCTAAAATGGGAAATATTTATGAACAAAATATAGTAAAAGCAAAAAATGCTATTACATGCCCATTCAATGAGTGTTTGTGTGGTCCTGATATTCGTATAGAAAAATGGGCGTAGGTGTGACGTGTATCAGAAACTGCGGAACTACGTTCCTCGCTGCGGCACTACGTGCCAAAGCTACGCCATATAGACGATCCTTGTTCACCAGCTGTTCACCTACGGTGCAACTTAGTTCACAAGCTATGCAATAAATTAGCACAGATTTAAAGGAAATGCAATGACTAAAATTTTATGTTCTGCTGACTGGCATATCATACTACACAAAAAGAAGGTTCCATACGAGTGGCAAACTA